TATAGAGCCCTATTTATCAATGTATTCTATAGCTTTATTTTATAATATATGTATTTTATCATATATTTTTAGTATTTTCATATATTTAGTTAAATTCCAGTAATAATCATTGTGGCCATGTTTTTACACAGAATGATTATATGCAAAAATCATCAATAATAACATATAAATTTTGACGTTTATTTGACGTCAAAAAAAATAAGGGGTACCGATTGGGTACCCCTTTTGTTGTAATTTACTATTCAATATTATGTTTAGTGGTAAAATTTGCGATTTTTACTTCTAATCTAATTCAGTTAGTCTAAACAATTTACCATTTCTGAAGAGCATTTCACATCGATGGTTATTTTCATCGACTAGTGTTGCTTCAAATAAACCTTCTTCCGGAACTTGAACATCTTCTGCGAAATTGTAAGTCTTTCCATTAAATTCAAATGTCTTTGCCATATTATCACCTCAATTTAAAAATGCACCGCCAATATCAATGTTATAAGCATCAATTATTTTCTTGCGTAATTGCTTAAATTCTTTGCCGTGTCCTTTAAAATGACACTCAATAGTGGCATGTGCTAACTCATGATAGATTGTATTTAATTCAATATCTTTATCATGATTATCCTTGCTTAGTTCAACCAAACAGGAATCATCATGATACCAATATGTTATACCTAATAGCTTTTTACTTCGCCCAATATATTTATGTATCAATAAATTAGGTTTAAAAGAGTATCCTAAGGCTTCAATATTTGTAATTGCTTTTAGAAATATATCAGCATACGGCATCATATCATCGTCGAGATATAGTGTACTGATTTTATCACCCCCATTAACTATCATCTAATAGTTGACTGTTGCAAACCGTGCAACTCGGAGATAATTGGATCACCATTCCTTTACTGTATACAGAACACTACCACCTTCAAAATGCTGTCCGTCAAAGTGTGCTAATACTTCAACTTTGCCTGCTTGATAGCCAATAGTCTCATAGGCTTTACTGTCTAATACCGTTACACCAGCTTTAATCTTATGAGCCTTGTTTAGGTTGATTTTATAAACGTCCACCTTTTGTTTATCCGTATTAGCAACTACTGCGGTTCTATCCGCCTTTTCCGTTGCTGCTTTAGGTAATGCCGGGTCATCACGTTTGATAGCTTGCTGCGTTTGTTTGGCTGCCTGTTCTACCGTAGGGGCCTGTACATAATATGTGGTTACCGGTTGAGCAGTTTCCATCTTGGAAACAACTTGTTGTGCTTCATCTTTAGTAATATGAATTACATTAGCCAGTTTTACAGGATCTTTTATTTGCTCCTGTTTTAATAGCACAGGCTTTTTAACTTGATGTGAATTATATATAGATACCCCTACAATGGCTAAAATAATTAAAATTAGCCCCCCTATGAGGATTTTATGTCGTTTTAGGTAACATAACACCTTGAAAGTCCAAAGGCTCATTATAGACCCCTTTCTTGCATTTCTTGTGAAAACATTTCTAATGCTTGTGCTTTTTCTGCATCGAACCGTTCAACAAGATTTTCACGCAACCAACTAGGATTACCTTCATAGTTCCATGGATGCAACTTTCGCTGTTCATATGCACCATTAATTAAATCCCAATCGAATTTAATGTCGTTCATATAAGATAAGTTCCAATCAGGCTCCCAACCCGGAACATATTGCATTGCCTCTTTAAAAAGATTAACAACTTCACCGGGGCCATATTGAACAGCCGCAGAGAACACAACATCACGTAATGCTCGACTATGTTTATTAACATCAAATAATTGATTGGCTAATTCGCTACATGCCACATCATAATAAGCATATTTAATGTAGTCGTGCTGCATTGCCATGAACCCGTTAGGGTCAACATTTCCTAGTTCTTGCCATTTACTAATGAACTCATCAGAGTTAATAGGTCCCGCACTTTGAAGGGCTCTTGCATAATCTTTATAGAATCCATCTTCTTGACGCAAGCCCCAACCAAGGAACGCATCCACACTTCCGCAATTACTTGCCAATTGATAAGCACCATACGAAATTCCCCCACGGTCCCCCTCGCCTGTTGATACAATAGCTGGGTCCCCATTGCTTTCATACGCAGCACTTAATTTTCCTAGTTCCATTTGTTTTGCTCCTTCCTATTTGATTCACGTCCTCCTAAATAGCCAACGAGCCCGGAGGAAATACTCATGGCCAATTCGTTATAACCATAAAGGACGGCCATTATATTGACCGCCCCTAGGATGAGGATTGTTAACACCTCACGAATACTAATTTTTTCAATCATTTAATCGCCTCTTTTACAGATTTAATAAATGCTATTAATTGCTGAATTAAACCGATCGCACGTTTGAACCACCTCGATTCTACTAATTCAAGCTCGATCATGTTTTCTACACAAGATGCTAACTCAATTACAATGGGAATAAGATACATTCCGGTGCTTAATAACACATCGATGCGACCTAAGAAAATAAATTCTACATCTGGTAATGTAAGCAAGATAAATGACAATAAGAAAAGCCAAGGATAGGATTTAACCAATTTCTTTGTCATATCAGCCCTTAATTTATTGCTGACAAGAAATCTATGTTTCTTTCCATTGATTTCAACATATCCCCATCCACGCCAAAGGATGGCAAGTATTGTATTGGTCACCGTACAAGGTCTATTCGTTGCGATATTAAAATTGCGCACCTCGACTAAGATGCGCAATATCGTATCAACAAATACCAATATCAAAGTACAAAATATAGCTAATGATATTTGTACAAGTTCATGTTCATTTAATCCCACCATAATAGGTGGTGGCGGAGCGAAGATTTCAATCATATGTTTCCTGTCCTTTCAATTACTAAACGCTTAACCCCACTATCAATAAATGCTTTTCTGGAAATTTGATTATCGATATTGAACATAATTAAATCATCGTTATTGTAATTTCTAGATGTTGTAATTGTGATTTCAATATCTTTAGATGTCGGAATCGTTAATTCATAAGATTTATTTGTCATTGCCGTGATTGTTACTCGATATTTACCTTTTGGTAAATATACATACCATCGGTTAAACTTTTCGACATGCCATGCTTCCCATTTCCATGTATTGAATCCTATAGGGTCATATTGCACATACCCTCTATCTCCATTTGACTTAACAACATTTAAAGGCGTTACATTCCCCGAAACTCTAGCATACAGATCTTGCCCATTAAAACGGACACGGATGTAATTACCACCCGTGTCCTGTGCATTTTCTGTTAAATTGAAAGTGTGTTCTTCGCCGTTTGGGCGTTTAATTTTGATAACTGCCATTAGTCCACCCACAATTCTGCGCCATTTGCGAATGTAATTCTGTTTTGTTGCCGTTCGCCATACATCTTATGCCAACCAGTATTAGTACCATTGGAAATACCTCCGTAATATAGGCCATCAGAACCATTATCAATCAATAATAATCTACCTTGCCATTTCTCAGAATTACCAAACTCCATAACAACGCCATTATTAGGCGCATTAAGCGCACCTTGTTTAACTTCTCTAAATACAACACACCCCAATGAAGATGGGTCTTTTGTATAATCTGAGTTAGTATTCATTCGATAACTCATAAAACCGCTAGAAGTAATAGCACCAGCAATACTTGTATTTCCGTTTTTCTTAACATATGAACTATCTGCCGTAGTTTTAGATAAAACTGTTCCAGTATCTGACATATCATCTTCAGTTAAAACTCTAAACGTTTTATTTTTATTAGCATCATAATAGCCCAGCGATGTACCTAGAAATATAGTCCGGTTATCGCTCATGCCAAATTCCATGCTATTACCAGTAGACATCTTAACTGCATGATGAGCGCTACCTTTGGTATCTGTTACTTGAACAGAGGTATTATTTGGCATGATGATTGGGCCTTTCATCTTGCCACCACCAAGGCCTAAATAATCAAGATTTTTCAACCGTTGCATATTGATTGAGTTTTCAAAGTCGTAATTTGGGTCACCTACATAAATATCTACTTGGTGACGTTTATTAGGTTTTTGGGTAAGCACAGCAAAATAGAACTTGCCATTGTAGTAAGCGATGTCTTCTATTTCTGTTTCACGGTTAATTTCAATGATCTGTTTAACTGTTCCGAATGGAGTACATTCAACAAGACTTCCTAGCGTTGCGGACATGATTGCGCCATTTAACATAAAGGCGCCGTTATTGTTCATGTCTGGATAAATATAATCGACTTGGTAAGTTTTGAGCTTTTTAAATTCATCATTGTACAAATTAATGGTCCGTACACGTTGATTCCCTGCGATAGGTACAATGGATACATAAGTTTTCGTAATATGATCATAGTCAATGTTAAATACCTTTTCTTGTAATGTAATAGTATTTTCGATTGCCATAGTGTCAGCATTGATAACCGTTAAATTATTGCCGTTTTTAAGCCCATTGGCAATGTATATCTTGTTGGTATACCGATTGTATGTCATCGTATTACAATGCCCTAGACGCTCAGAATCCGTAAATTTATAGGTACCTACTTTTTCAAAAGTGTCTGGGTTAAGCTCGTAAAGAATTTGATTAGTACCTTCACCATTAATACAGGCAAGTACAAATACATTCTTTTTAGAGTTATAGGTAAACCCTTGGCATTGATTTACTTCCGCATCATACGTAATGTTTTTCACAAATGCGATATTGGATGCCCCTTTTAGCATTGGTGTTTCTGTTGGATAATACGGCTTGATATTGGTATATACACCCATATCCATTACAGACCCTACTGTATTAAAAGTTAAATGTTCAGTTAGTTTGTATTGACCATTTGGCACCAATAATATTTTGTTAGCAAGATTATCATTAGCACGTTTAAATGCAGCCGTATCATCGGTGACACCGTCACCAACTGCTCCGAAGTCTTTAACTGACACAATACCATTTAGCGATTCTTTTCCAATGTATTTAGCATCGGCTTCGGATTTTGTTACAATTCCTTTTCCGCCCGGTATTGCTATTTCTTCAGCTTTAGCAGCTGCTACCTCTGCACGCTTGGCTGCATCTTCCGCTTTCTTGGCATTGCCTGTACTAGCGATTTGTTTATTGTTGATGTCGGTCTTAATGGCATCAGCTTTTGTAACCAAATCATTGATATTTTTCTTATCAGTTTCAGCTTGTGCCGCATATGCCTTTGTGTTATCTGCTAATACTTGTGTTTTTTCAAACGTATCAGCGCTTTGAATAAGTGCCGTATTAGCAGTTGCTAATTTATCATCTACTGTTTGAGATAAGGCATTAATATTGTCGTTAATGGCTGTTAGCTTTGTTGCATTATCTTGAACTTCATTGGCTTTTGCTTCTGCCGTTAATGCAGCTGCGATTGCTTGTTTAGCAGCTTCAATAGAGTTATCAACAATATCTTGTGTAACTTGATTCGGGTCTTCATCAGCCCCTACACGAATTTGCAATGTGCGATCTAGTTGTTCTTTCATTTCCTGAAGAATTAGAATGACTTTATCACCCATACCTTCAATATGATTGTATGGCCATTTATTAGCTAACTCTGTCGTTTGAGAGATTGGAGTGCGTCTGATTAAAACAACTTTATGTGTTACCGGTAATGGGTCGCCAATACTTGGATACGTTAAAGTTTTATTTTGTGCATCATATAAGATGTTCCCTGTTTGCTCCGTATGTCTCCCATTTTCATCAACTAAAATAAGGTTAATGTCTTTAATATTATTAAAGTCATACGGCCAAATATAAGTCTTGTTAACCCCATCACATTGATATTGAACAACTGGATTGTTGACTTGTGGAATCACAATATCCCGCCTTTCTTTACATATAAAGAGGACTACCTAAAACTAGGTAGTCCTTACTTTTATTTTTTCTTCTTCTTTTCTTTTTTAGTCTTTAAACGCTTGTCTAACAAAATTGACATGAATACATCTTCAATCTTGGCATCCGTATCAGTTAGCCCTACACGCAACAATGTCCAGAAAGCATCGGTTACGGTATCACTAAAACCAGTTACACGGTTAGAAACCTGACTGAGCGAACGGCCTACATCAACAATATCTTTATTGTCACTTGAGATAGCTTGACCGGTATCCCATAATTTCTCAAAGATACTTAATCCCATTACGGTATTACCTTTATTGTATGGACGTTCTCCTAAAATAAATTTCATACCCATAGTGGCTATATCTCTCACTAACGGAATACCCATGGTTCCTTGTTGTACAAATTCCTCTGCAAAAGACTTGGCGATAGATTCTGGATCATCATCGTCACCATTCGTCATGGCTTTATAAATTACCATGCCAATTGCTTGTGAAAATACAGTCCACCATAGCATTCGTGCAAATTGTGTCCAATCCCCTCTATCTTTTCCTGCATACCACCCTTCAGCAATAATGTTATATAGGGTGTTTGCGTATGAATAAAATGGAACAAATAGCTGCGTTAATGGATTCCTTGCTCGTTGAATAGCTGCGGCGTCTTTAGTATCGCCACTTCCGAAAATATCTCGTATTGCTCGGTCACCTGCTTCAATTGCTTGTTGATTAATCCACTCAGTACTTAACCCTTCCTTGGATTGGAGTTCAGCAATCTTTTGATCATAAGCGAATTTCCATACTGGGATGGATAAGGCGAAGTCTGTTTCTGTGAGCAACCGGAATCCCATATTATTAATTTCATTACGGATTTCAGCGCCTTTTTCAAACTTGTACCCGCCGATATTCTTGTCATTAATACGGAGCCCCTTTCCTTGGATAGTTAATCCCTTTTTAAGGTCTTTATCCAAAGTTTGAATACGTTCACGCATAAAGATTGATTGTTCTAATACAAAGTCACGAGTATTGTTATAGGTTTCTGTACCGTGGCCATAGAACCCTACACCTGCATGATTAACAGCTCGAAGTACATTACCAGCACCAATACGATAAGCAGCAACAGGAATATTCAAGGTATTCTGAATGGCAACTGATACACGACCAGCCATGATAGCCATAGATGTGTTTCTTTTTAATGCTGTCACAATCTTACCAAATGCATCAAGCTTAGCCGCCTCATCTTTCCAATTATCACGGACCCAAGTCCGCAAAAATTGATAAGAGTTCATGCCGAATTTCTCAACAATATAGTTTTGGAACTCTCTATTGGCTACTAACCGATTTACATCCGTCACAGCTTTACGCATAGTTATATGATTGATTGATTCGGTAATAGCATTCGGAATAACGTCAAAGTCTAACAACAATGATTTATCCTTAACTACATCTAACCGTGATTTAGTAGCACTCATACCAGTTCCTAATATCGCATTACTGCTAACCATAGTCTTAGCAATATCTTCGACTTCCTTATCAGATATACTTGCATTGACTTCTGGATTATACACAATTGGGTAATACTGTCCAACGATAGTTCTACCACCAATAGTGAATGTAATGCCTTCTTCTTTCTTCAATGGATTCCCATAAAGTTCTTCTTGAACTTTGCTACGTTCAGTAAAGAAGGAGTTAATGTGGTCCCATGTCCGAATAATAAATTCCCAATCTTTATCGGTGAGGATTTCTTGAAAGGCTTTTTCCATTTCAACTTCAGTTACCTTGGCCGTTTCCATTGCCCGTTGTCTGTTACGTTCTGTACCCCAATTCAAAGCTAATGCAATGACCTGTTCCTTGGTTAGATTACGCAATTCCCCAACATCGTACATATGCTTATTTCGGATGTTAAATAATTCACGCTTACCATACACAGAGGATACATCTTTTGCCAATCTACGCATGGACACTTCCTTGCGTTCATTAAAGGCTTGTGTTGCACGGCTAATCGGATCATAGATATATTTCACAGCATCTGGTCCTAATCGGCGTAAGAATGTTTCAACCTTGAGCAATGATAAATTGCCTTTATTGATAAGTCCTGCAACAGCTTCTAACCCTGTTTGATTGTTTTGTGCATTAAATACATTTCCATTAACTTTACCAAATGTATCGATTGCTTCCGTTAATATGCCATCTACTGCATCATCAAATGTAATCGATTCACCTTTATCATTAAGAATGGTAGAGCCTTCATAAGCGTTGCGGCCATTCTTATACATGCCTGTCATTAATTCTTCCAGTGTGTTCAACTGACTCATTGTTAGATTTTTAAATGACATAGGTGTTTTACCATAGAATAGTTGTACAATCCATGGGTCAAGGAATGTAATACTTTGGGCACCTAGAATATCCGCATCAGGATCTAATGCATTAATTACTGCATTCATATCAAACCCATCTACTGGCTCAAGCCCATCATATTTAGTTAACCCCATTTGATATGCCATATGTGCGTAGAAGTAACGCATATTAGGTTCAATAGTAATAGGATTCTTAGGTCGTGTCATCCTATTTAGATTATCAAGTAACTTAGTTCTTAACTTTTTAATACGGAGCGCATTGTCAAACGCAACACGGGCCCTTGCTTGATTTAGAAGTTGTAACTGTTTAGCTTGCAAAGCCTCTTCCAATTTATTGACTGCCAATGCCCTATCAGCACGCTTACCTTCTCGAATGGCTTGGTTTTGATACTTCTTATACTGGCTAGCTTGGGATAAGGTCAAATCGCCCAATTCCTGTCTAGCACGGTTCATATAATCAGATACTACACCTACACCACTATCTCGGATAGCTCTTACATTATCGATTCGTTCTTGTAAAAGATCTTTTAGTTGTTCAATGCGTTCCAATGTACTTAAAGATTGATTATCCATGCGTTCCTGCATCCGCACTTGTAATCGTTCTTTTTGCTCTGTTATCTTATCAAGTTGATTTGTAATCGATGTCAATCGCTTACTTAATTCGCTATTTTCATCTTTCAATTCAGACTCACGATTTTTAGCTTCTTCCTTCAAGTCATCTCGTTGTTTCTTTAAACGTTCAATTTCATCATTTGCCTTGTCCAATTCTTTAGAAACAGAACCGAGCTCTTTATCAACCTTTGCCTTTTCTTTACGAAGTTTTTGCTCTTTTGTTAACTCTTTTTCAATTATTTCCAAATCAGATTCAATTGTTTCTGAATTAGGATCAAGTCGATTTAACCTATCGAGCAATTTCCAGTTCTTCGCAAGATCACGATTGGTTTGTGACTTAATGATTTTAGCTTCCTCTTCGGTTAATTTCATTTGACCATCAGAAGATAATATCCATTCTTCAGCAATTTCTATATTAGATTTACCAATGTGATTATCTTCAATGAATGTCTGCTCAGCAGATTCCATAGCTTGATTAACTGCTTCATCAAATGTAAAACCAGTCTGTTCACGCTCAGCAGATTCTAGCTCTTTGAGCGTACCGTATCGAGTATTGGCTAATGCATCTTTACCAAATGCATTATAACGTTGATGGTCTTTGTAGATAGGATATTGTTCCATTAAACGCTTTTCAATATCAGCTTGAATAGAATCTTTTTCATCGTTCCATTCTTTGATTGGGCGACTTTCTAATTCTTTCATAAACCGCTTCATAACACGCTCTTTCGCCATTTCCCCGACGTCGGCAATATGGCCTTGAACCTTTGCTTGTTCAGCTTCATCGAGCTGTTTAAATAACTTACTAGATTCAAATTGTTCAAGAGCCTGCTCTTTTGTGTAGGCATCTATATCTTCTTGGGTAGCGATCATGCGTGCCATAATATCTTGGATTTCCTTAGGTGGCAATCCGCCTAGTCGTGTCACCGCACGATAAATACGAGTTAGCCATTTAGAGAACATGCGGAATACACGTTGCAATCCTTTAGTAGGTGCTTTACCTTCACGAAGGTAAGCCTCCCATCCACGAGCAAACTTTTCATGTGCTTTAGTATTATCAGCACCTTTTGTATCGTCCCATTCAGACCACTCTTTCAACTTGTTCCAATCTGTTACAAGTTGCTCTGGGGCATTTTCCATTTCAGCGAGGTTCTTAATATCATCAAAGAATACGTGTCCCATTTCATGTAGGAATGTTGACCGGTCAGCCGTTTTGAAGATTTGAATAAGACGGTCAGTAGGACTATTAATTTGCGTCATACCATTGATAGATTGATTGTACTTTTCAATTACTTTGATTGCCTTATCATCGAATACTACATAGCATCGTCCATCTTGCGCACCAATATAAGTAATACCTTTGACACCATACTCATTAAGATGTACTGACGCTTGCTTTGCACTACCTAGCGCTTTTGATAATGCCAGATAAAAATCTCTACCATTTATACCACTATCATTTAATAGTGCAGAAAAATCTTTTTTATACTTACCCCAATAGCTCTCCCTATATTTTTCTTTAGTCGTACCAAGTTCTACCAAAGCATTAAACCACATGGTATCCAGTTGATTTTTTATATCTTTTATAGTATTTGGGTTTTCTTTTAATGCATTTAAATCGATATTGTATTTTTCGGACAATCTATTTAGGTTTCTTTGTGTAATCGTGTTAAGATCTTCTTTAAGAAATTCATCAAGGTATTTATCTTTGAGTAAACGGTATTCATCATCTAGTTGATTAAACTTACTATCTAACTCATCAATTTCTTTTTTAGCATAATGGTTAAACAAAGGACTATTTGTATATTCATTGATAAATACTTCTTTTTCTTGTTCTGGCAAAGCATTAATTGCTGCGTTTAAATTTTCTTTCGTTTCTTTACTTAAAACATTTAACGATTGTTGCTCATCAATCATTGTTTTAGTATCTGGTATATCAACTTTAAACAATGTGCCTTTATCAACACCATGAATTAAAGATAGTTCACTCCTATATAAATCAGATACTTTTTTATCTTTAGCAAAATATAAACCCCAACCATGAACTTGATTTCCTTCACCACTACCGATAGCGCCTAAGTCAAACTCATCAAAATTATGTGGTGAACCATGCCATGCAGCTTGATAGTATTGATAATTATATTGTTTGCGTAGCTTGTCTAAATCGTTTTCGTTTGGTATACTATTGTTAATAATAAACTGTTTAGTAACCGGTTGGGCCATTTGTTGCCTGCTACCCGTTACTAGACGGTTTATTTTTTTTGTATTCGCATATAACAAGTTGCCATTTGCGATTTGTTGATTATACCAATTAATATTACGTCTTGGAGTAATGGTTTTAATTTTATTTATATTTGTTCCATTAGCAGTTTTAGTAAATGTAATGACAACTTGGATGTTCTCACCGCTTGCATTTATATTTGGGTTGCCGTTTTTAGCATACATATCTAATACAAGGATTGCTTCATCAGGAACTACTTTTTGTGAACGCCCATTATAATTTTTAAATACAGCAACTGGATTTGCTATTTTTTTAGGTAATAATTTAATGTCATCAATTGATATTTGATTAGCGTGTTTCCCAGTAATTACTTTATGAATTATGCTCGGATCAATCATGACATCGCCGTCAAATCCTAACATTTGTAATACGAGTGGAGAATCCATTATTTGAACAGTTCGATTAATTTGTTTTCCACTCAATTGATCATCAACTACTTGTCCCCAATTCTTTATATCCGTTTCTATTTTTTGCTGCATTTGTAATGGTTGTGCATACCCATTATTATATGTACCACCGTTCATTTGTACACGAACAGTATTGAAATAATCCATGGCTGTATAGTTACCACGTCCTGCCCGTCGCATAATATCTGCCATAACATCAGCATGTTGGGCCATAAGTAATGCATTAGCTTCCGCCGTATCACGTTGTTTACGGTCAACTTTTTCATCACTCATTATGGATTTAAGTGATTGATATACTTCATAACCAGATTTAGATAGTTGCATACGTAAAGCGATATCATTATCTGCAAGTTCAAACAGCTTATCTCGCATAGATTCTAGCGATTCAATCTGTTTAAGTGTATGCTCCATATCAGCATAATGGGCTCCTGCTTGATTAAGTGCTTCAGGATTATCAGCTAATGCACTTTGCGTACGAGCAAGACTAGATTGATACGCCATTCGTCTACGCTCAGAATTAGAACGTGGTGGCTTGTTTTCGCCTAACCATGTAGGATTTACACCGCTAGTGCGTGCCGCCTCTAAATCTGAATCCATAGCATCGAAATCGCTTGTATATTGTTCCCTGTATTGCTCGGTTAATTCCTTATACACATTGTTAAATGTTTGTTTAATGTGTGTTGGATCAGCAAGAACCACATCAAGCATTTCCTTATCTATGTCAGATGTTTCATCAAAGTAGGAACGAATAATATCATTCTTAACACGCTCTGCACGTTTTTCAGTATCATCTTTAACAAGGTCTTTCATAGCATGCACTTCTTCTTTTGCACGCTCAAGAGTTTTCATGGATAATCCACCACGTGTAAAGTAAGAAGATTCTTCCAATGCCTTAACTGTTTCTTCCGATAAACCACCGCTTAATTGAGCATAGGACCCGATAGGTATTTCGATTGGAGCGTCGGCAGTAATTGCCTTGGATACATCCTCTTGTGTAGTAAGTCCTGCATCCACCATATTTCGGATAGCCGCTTGACCTTCTTCGGTTTCAGCCATTTCATTGACATTAACATAAGCGGTAGATACGCCTATATTATCCCCCTGAGCTTGTACGATTTTTCCGTATAACTCAGGGTTTTCTTTTGCCAAATTATTAACTGCAGCATCGTTTTTAAGGTTCTGCATGATAACATGACCGTTACGGTTTTGCTCTTCCATAACAGCCATATGTTGTTCTTCTGGTGATAACTTTTGAAAGTCTTTAAAAGCTTTCATTGTACGAACACCACTAATGCCGCCACCAATTACACCGAAACCAACTACCGCTGGTAGTGCTTGCCACATGGCCTCACCGGCACCTACGAACATATCACCTGCAGAATATGGACCCTCTTGATCATTCGATTTACGCCACAAATTATGCTGCAACTTTTCATTAACGTCTTGTAGGCCTTCCTCAAATAGTTCTGGAGCGCCAGCCTTAATAGAACTCTTGGCCACCTGTGCAGCAGTAACACCAATACCACGATTAAATGTCTCAGCTGCATTAGCAGTCCCTCTTGAAACTGCATTGGCAAGTGCGGACTTAGGAGCGATTTTAGATGCCGCTTTACCAATAGCACGAGTGGCTACAAATTCAATCCCAGCATCGATAGCAGCAAATGACATGGCATACTCTTTCGCTTCTTCATTAGAATATACTCGATTTCCTTTTTGATCACGTTTACCAATCAATTCAAGATATTTGTTGCCAAATGACATCTTATACATCTCGTATGCCATATCAGCAGAACCTAACCATTTAGCGCCGGTCATTGCAGTAGGTATAGCAGCAGAGCCACCACTAACTACACCGCCACCAATACCGCCAATTATACCGCCTACAATAGCACCTGTACCGCCTTGCTTGCCCATCATATAGATTTGACTAGCAGTTGAACCCAATACCTCTTGTAATGGACTTCCACCATCTGGGCGCCTATAATTTTGCAAGTTATTTTGTAATCGATTAACTTCAGCCGTTAATTCGCTAATCTTTTGTGGGTCAGATTCATAAGCTAAGGCGAAGCCAACATCGCCTAATTTCATTTGGTCATTCATTGCCCAGATACTTTGTTGTATGGAATCGAATATACCTTTTGTATTTTTGATTGATTCGATATTATTTAATGCTTGAATGCCTTCAGCTTGTGAGCCATATTTGACTTTGTAGAGTTCTGGAAACTCATCATAAATATCTTGTAAAACTTGGCCACGTTCTGCCCGCCTAGACAAATAGTCGGCACGTTCAAAGGCTTTATCATCGCCAAACATGACTGTATCTGCACCAATATTTAACGTCTTGGCAATTCGTAAGGCTTCATTAGCACGTAATTGATCATTGTTATATAAGAATAATCGGTCTGTGTTACTAACGAAACTAGCAGGTAAAGCATTAGGCAATAATTGTCCTAATTGACCTATCGCTTGGAATGTATTTCCCTGTTGCCCAAATGGAGATACTGTTGTTGTACCATCATCATTGGTAACGCTTATAGGTGTACTGGCGATTGTAGATAATGCATCTGCTGTGCTTTTTGCAATATCAGATACAGTATCTATTCCTTTACCGATAGCTTGTCCAACTGGCGTTAATCCACCTACAGGGTCAGATTGAACACCAGCATTAGCAGTAAATGAACGAGGGCCTTGTCCGTACCCTCTTATTAACGCTTGAAATTCATCACGTTCTTGTTGATTAATATCAGCCATTTGTATATCTCCGTTGTAATGCATTGTATTTCGATTCGTAAATATCTTGAGTGGAGCCATCACGATATGTTACTCGGATATAATGATTCCCTACAGGTTCAGCATGAACGATACCAATAGCTTGGTTACTTGCACCGCTTATTGTAGAGGAATAATCGTCTCCGTCACCAAAATATGGTTTACTTGTACTACGTAATGTACTTGTTGCGACTGCAGCATCGAAAATTTCATCTTTTTCCGCATCTGTAGGTGGTCTATGATGTTTAACCTTAAATTCCTCAATACGACCTGCCATTTCTTGTTTAACACCATATTTAAAGCTACCCGCCAATGTCTTATCTTTTGGCATAACATCGGCTAATTTATATTCATATGGAGTTAAATCAATATTGCTAGCTTTCTTGTTATTATCATCAATTTCAAGTAACGATGCATCAAGTTCATCATCCATAATTTTATTTGGCAGCACTCGTTCTGCATATGCTCGTGTTTGCTCATACGTGTGAGACTTTGCATACTGCTTGATACCCCATTTTTCTTGTGCCGTCATTTTCAAACCTTTTTCGTAAATTCTATCGAGTTTAGGTCTTTCACTAGCCATTTTGCCACTCCAGTATTCTTGTTCTTCAGGAGTGGTTGCACCAGCCAATTGAACCTGCGCATATTGGAACGCACCGCTTACATCGCCATTGGCTATTTTTTGATTTAAAACTGTTTGACCTGCTTGTAGACGATCATTAATGGCAATCTTTCTAGTTTGTTCTTGTAACGTAAAATAATTTTTATATGCTGTCCTAGCTTCATCCTCAGCTTTCTTGATTTGGTCTTCCGAATATTTTGGACTTCCTCCACTGGCCATAGGTGCATTTCTCATTAATGCCTTATAATGATCTGCACTTGCCGTATAATATCCACCGGCTTTTAATTTATCAGCATATTCATCTATAGATTGTGCATTGATAGCATCATTAGGAATGATATATCCTGTCATCCAATCATCAACAAACTCTTCATCAGAATTGTACATTTTATAATAATTTGTACCACCGTCAGTCTGTCTGTTTTCTTCACCATTTGGTTCAACCTGTGTCAAACCTGCGTAATTATGATTTTCTCTAGCAAGTCTGCTTAATTCACCGCCAACTGTACCTTCCGCATATAATTGTCGATATGCGATTTCAGTATTAATGCCATATTTTTTATTAGCATAAACAGCCATATTCCATAATTGTTTATTTTGACCAACTCCACCTTTAATGGCTTCTTCGTTTTCAGTTTCCATTTTTGCTCTAACATACATGGCAGCACTATTCATGCCAGAGTTTAAATCATGACCGTACATCTTATACAACTTAGCGTAGGTGTTATCATCGTTAACTAATTTATTGATGTTCATTTGATTAGACATCTTTTTATATGGAGTCAAGACACTTTCGCTAACCACACCACTTAATGACGATATTAGATTTTCTGTTCTGGTGGAATCGTTTTCTGCAACAGCCCTATCTAGTAAATACTTACCTGTCTCATCTGTATTAGCACGGATTTTTTCATTGATCTGTTCATCATCCAGTCCCAATTCCTTGCCAGTAGACCTATACAAATCACCCATCAATGTAATTGTTTTCATTTGGTCAGCCATGTTGTCAGACCGAATAGCAGAATCACGAAGATTTGTAATTTGATTTTGTGTAGCTGTACTTAACGCCGTTTCATATTGACCTCTTGAATATTTGGATATGTTATTGTAATCAGTCGTTTTAGACGTTTCGACAGCTTTCGTAAAAGCATTAATAGCATCATTTGTTCTGAATTTATATTTACCCATAATTTCCCGTTGTATTTTATCTACACCAGCATTATAGTCAGGCAATATTGATTGAGCATTCATCCCTTTTCGATTCATCAGCCCATCTTTATCATCATTCAGCAACTGGTTAGTACTATTATTGAACTCATTAATAGCATTGGTTACATCGATGTAATCTTTTCGTTTATCAATTTCTTCCCATGTATTGGTTGCCTCTTGCAATGCTTTATTCATGGCATTTAGACCGCTTACATTACCACCGTACGCCATTTCATTACCAGAGGCTTGTGTACTCCCTTGAATTGTATTTAATTTTTGAGTTGGATCATAATTAGCAAATTTCATATCCTACCTCATTTTGTAATCACGTTTAACAGTCACTACAGGACCCCTATCTGTATACCCTACAGGGTCACCACCGTATGTAGTCTTCATTTTAGGTTTGGCATATTGTTGTTTAAGACCATACATAGATGATGCAGCACCAAGAATACTACCTACCATTGCCAAATTGCCTTGACGTCGTGCATTTTTAACGGAAGCACGTGCGGCATTAGCCTCATTCTGATAGTTCATACCGTTCAAATACTCGTTGTAAATAGCATTATTTTTATTCTGTTCCCAGTTATACACATCTTTATTGTATTCATCATAACTAGATGCCATTAACTGTAATGGGGTCCCTGCCATTTGCAATCCGCCTGCCCCTGCTTCAGCTGCATTAGTTCCGGCTACAAGGCGCATACGATTATCCATTTTGTCACGCTCTTGTAATTGTTGCATGGCAATTTGCTCTTGCTTACGGTCAGATATTCGCTTATTAGCTTCTGCCGCTTGCGCCTGTGCGTTATACATAGCAGATTGTGCTTTAGCTTGTTGATTTTGAGCAACCAATCCCATGCCAGTACTAACTGCGGTTAAGATTGCCGCTGCGGGTAAGCACATATAAAATCTTCCTTTCTTAATGTAAATAATTCCAAGTCCCCAACTTTTACAGTCGGATGAATCACGGCACCAATCGATTCGAGCCATCGTTTCGTCTTAATGTTAGTTGTATGGACATAATTAAATAGCCATTCACGAGTTTCTAACCATTCAGCGATGACTTGATTGCTTAACTTGATAAAACGCATCTGCCACCGCATATCGTTTTCTAATACTTTATTGCCTAGAAAATAAATCCCATACATTCCGTTAACCGGTTCTTTTGCAATCCCATATACGCAAATAGCCACATCGTCTTCTACGACAACATGGCTATTATAATCAGATTTGCAAATCTCGGAACAGAAATCCTTGAAGGGGAATAAACGATTCACTTCTTGGACTTCTATGGCATCTATCGCCCTTAGGTTGACTTCTAGGTCATGAATTAATTTATCTCGCCGTGTAGGCTCAATTTCATCAATTTTATAGTCCCGGAACATCTCTTAATCCTCCGCCAATTTCAACTATGCGAGTTATTGATAATAAATTAAATGGAAATGGATCACTATGCTTTATACATATCGATGTATCTGTTGAATAATTTGTCCCCATTTTAGGTAAAATTACAGGCTTGTCGCCAGTAAACAGTTCATTCGGTGGTAATGTAATATCATCCATTTTGTCAAATGTATGTCCAACTTTACCGCCAAATGATTTATACATACGCAATACAACTCTTGATACCGTGGCAACTCGGCCTTGTAATGTGCCGTCTTGCATTTGCATTTCTACTGATGGAATACGAATTTTAGAGTCAAATGGTAATCCGATTTTGATATTGCTACCACTGACGTTTAATTGTAATAAGCCATCATCTGGCACAACCACATCTGGTTGTTGCTTACCATCAATTACAACTTGCACAGTTTGACCGCTCAAATGAGGAATGTTAATACTATCAATTGCATTACTCGACTTAAATTCAATATAGGAATCAAGAAATACATTCACATCATCAGAATACAATGGCACCATACGCTCGATGCATTTTACCTTTTTGCCTTGCAATGTTCGTTCAACAAGAGTATACAAACTATCTTGCTCGCCCTCAGACACGGATTCACAATATAGGTATTTACCATTAGTAACAAAGTGCGACCACCCATACACCTTTTGTTCAGGTATATAGGTCAAGCAATTAATCTCCCCATCATTTCGGATGTAATAGATAATGCTATCCGGGTCTTGCGCATACGCACTGGTTATAGTTAAATACCCTCTAACACGGGTCTTAACAAATAGCGTTAAATCTTGCCCTGTATAGTTGTCGCTTTCATAAGAATAACCCATATCACGAACAGTGCCGCCACGTTCTTGAACGAACACACATCTATTACCTATGAATTGAGGTTCACACGATAAGGCCCCTCGTTGGGTTTGTGTTTTTAAATTACAATTGGTAGGTGTAATAGTTTTATCACCACTTACAATCCATTCATTACCGCTTGTAAGAATGATTAGATCATTAGCCGGCACTAGATGACGAATCTCATACATCTTGCGGTTAATCACCGGCAAAGTAATCGAGCTATCATCTGTAATAGTACCTTCTACCTTTTCAACGCCAAAGTTTGGATAATCACCAGTCCGGCTCATCCAAATATAATTAGGGTTCTTATTGGTAGCGGCCACTACAAAACGGTCTTGATAAAATGTACATAATTTGGGATAACCATTACTTCTGCCCCAACTCCCCATCTTCCATTTTGAAGTAGCTTCATTTTCAACAATACCATTTAAGATATTGACCTTCATTGTTTTAGCATCTACAAATTCTTTGAGTTCAATTATTCCCCAAGTAGTATATGGAAGAATTGACAAATCAACATTACATTCACCGCTTTTAATATCTGATTGAATGCGTAGTTTTGCATTTGGTTCAATTTTTCCAGCGTCCGTTACGTTGTAATCATTGTTAGATGAATATGTGCGGTAATCTTTCCATGTAGCACCATCATTTGTAGTAATTTGTATCTTAACAGTGCCAGTCCATGTTCCGTGTGTTGTAAACTTCCACGACAAATCTTGGTCTGTGGAGTAGGATTCTACATTGTAATTGATATTATTGTATTCATTCCATTTATGAACTCCACTAAAATGTGTGCGTTTTTCTTTTTTTTCAACAACTGTACCAGTACTTTTAGTATGAACAGCAGAAACAAAATACCCAAGTTGCATTACCATGCCCACCATATCGGCGTTAAACATGTTCGTACTAGATTGTACTGTATCACTAGTTACCGTAACCGTAGCCTTAACATCAGTATTGATATTGTCATACGGTTGTTCCGTTAATTTGTATGCTTCAAGTCGCCAATCTGTGTCACTATATCGTGATAATGTTTGGATTGGGTATTTGCCACTACAAATGAACATTACATCGCCTGATTGGCTGCAGTTCAAATCAAACAAGATATCGCTAGTGAAAGGAGTCGTAACTTCGATACCGGTATAAACTCCGTAGTTCCACACTCGAATATATTTGTCACCAAACTCGAGCATGAAGGAATTGTTAGTGTTTGTAGTAAATTCAAATAATCGTGTTGGCTTATCGCTATATTTAACTTGCCCTACATATTGGCTGCCTTGACGTTTAGCAACGGCCCCATATGGACGAATAACTACATTCTCAGCCTCTAATAAGGCACTTTTGTATTGCTCTAAATCAAAGCGACTCGATACATCCGGCGATACCTCGCCAGTTGTAAATGCTAATTGTGATATATAGATAGGATTCCCCATTACCAATCCCTCGCTTTCACATAGCTAGATATGTAAACTGTATCTTGTTTACGTTCCTTTGCGTTCATTCCTTTGGCTTCTTGAACTGCTGCTTGATATAGTTTATAAGACTGGTCAAATAAACCTCTATCCCCAGTTAGTGGCATAGCCAACGCACTAGCCAATTTACATTGCAACATGTACAAGGATATAGAATCCCAAACATCTAAGTCAGTCACGTCATATATATAATCAATAAATGCTAGTGGTACATCACTCACTATGCATTTTTTGTTGTTTCCAATATTAAAGATGTTGTATTCCGGTTGCGATTCCGCATGAAAGCGATCACCTTGTGGAATAACCCCTAATATCCGAATACATTGTTCCGGATACGCATATACATAATTCCACCCATTAATTTTATGAGCAGACAATACCAATCTTTCATTTTTGCGAGCAAAATTCCATTCAAATTGTCGCAATACCAACTGTCTTGTTGCATCATATTGCATACGGCATTGACGGCCTTGCTCGGTTTCTTCTTCAAATGAGTAAAGCAACCCTGCATTAATTAATGCAAGTGCTTGATTACAGATGTCAGTAGGTGTCATATTTCCCCCTATATGGTAATAGAGGGATGCATAAGCACCCCTCATATTGTCACTTATTCTTCCGTAGCATCGGTTTTCTTTTTGCTTGTTTTCTTAGGCTTTTCGTTGCCAGTATTTTCATCTGGTGGGTTTTCATTGCCGGTATTATCACCTTCAGTATTTTCATCTGGTGGGTTTTTATTGCCGGTATTATCACCTTCAGTATTTTCATCTGGTGGGTTTTTATCACCCGGTTCTGTTTCAGTAGGTTTTACGTTTTCTACAAATTCAAAACAATCTTTTCCGAAATCATTGATCACATCTTCTGGAATGTCAATTGTTTCGCCCTTATCAACAAGGCCATGCATTGTTAGATACATTTTTTGTTTAGTTGTTACTAACATAATTACACCACCTTATCGAGCAATATTCGTATCAAATGTAAGGAATGCGGTAATAGTACCAGCAGTCATATTGTTCGCATTGATGCGAATAAACTTCTTCGCACCAGCTGGAATACGCATTACACGTTCTTCGCCAGCTTTTGCATTTTGTGGGAATGTAATACCGGTCAACAACTTGGCATCCGCCATGTTTTCCTTATCAGAAGTATACACATTAAATAAACCTGTGCCGGTTACATCAGCATCAACACGAATAACCATCCAAGGAGCGACAACTGCGTCGCCCCCTTCACCATTCATTACAACATCAGAGTTTGTATTAGCTGTGATAGCTTTCTTCCAAAAGAATACATTTTCTTTATCAATCATCATAACTTGGTTACCCCCTATTATTTAACTTGTTGTTCGCCAATGATTAATGCATCAGTTCGACGTACTGGAACGTCATTGAAATCAACAACGATTTTTCCAGGTTCTTTACCTGCTGCAGTTTGATATTGGTGACCTTTATTAAGTTGTTTTCGTAAGAAACCACGAACAGTCTTGTTCATGTACCAAACTGGACGACCCATACCAAGGTTAGGGATTTTTTCTTCTGCATCAATCATCAAGTCGATAAGGTCAGCACCTGCAGATGCATCTTTTGTAAGCTTAGATACATCAATATTCGCAATACGAACAGCATAACGCCAGTCACGTACTGTTAAACCCAAATCCCAAGAATAGTGAGTTTGGTATGCTTTATACTTTTTACCTTCACCGTCAAGCGCATCAACTACACCATCATTTTCCATTGTGAAGCCCGCTTTGCCGCCCTTAGGATAGAAGCCATACATTGTATTAGGGCCCCATACGCAAAGCCAAATGGAAGTTAACTGGTTACCGGTACCGCCTGCATCAATAAGGTTTTCTGCGGAGCGAGCCGTTTTATCATTGTATCGTGGTGCTAATCCGATAAATTTTTCAGGTTCAGATTTAGAACCATAGAATAATGTAGATGCCATTTCTTGGTTCATAGATTCCAAGAATGCACGATCTTCTTGTAAACGGAATTCAGCAGCATTGTTAGAAATATCCACCAATTTACGGTCAACAACTGCATAAGATTCAAGCATACCGCAAGCATCTGTAATTTGTGCTGTTTTGGATTTGTCTTGATTTACACCGCTATTAAATAAACGCCAAGTTGCTTTTGGTAAACCAGTACGAATGGTAGTCATATTACCAGTTGCAAGATTACCTTCAAGCATTGTCATATCGGTTAAAACTTCATTAGTTTGGTTCATCATCTCAACAATTTTATCGAGATGACCATCACCTTTCACACGTTGTGCTACATCGAGCAAAGTAGGGTTTAATGTTCCAATTGCCATTTAAATTCTCCTTTATTTTTTCATATTTCCGTAAATAGATTCTGCCAACTGTTGTTCAGTCGTAATATCATGGTTGCCTTTAGAATTACCCACACCCGGGTCTTCCTGAACCATTTCACCAACTGCCGCAAATACCTTAATCATGTTGATATTGTTATCAATATGACTATCAACAAGGTATTTACGTAATTCCGGCACCGCTTTAGTTAGTGCTTCAATGCCTTTACCTGCCAAGGCTACAGTTTCATCGAACTTACCGCCTAATTCCTTCTTGGCGTTTTCATAATCCGCTTGTTGCTTTTCAACAATTGCTTGCTCTTGCTGCTCTTGATAAGCAGTTAAGATGTTCTGTGCGTACTGACTACCGAACTTGGCTAGCTCAACAGCCTGTTCCTGTGTTGCGCCGACTTGATTTAGTAACTTACTAAAATCAGCAGATACAGTTTCATCAAGTTCAGTACCTTCAGGGAATACATCTTTGAAGTCATAAACCGTTGGTTCAGCAGGTGGTGTATTATCACCGCCTAGTACAGATGGATTATTACCTTCACCATCTGGTTTAGCAGGTGGTTCAGTAGGTGGCGTAGGATTATTTTGGTTCGGATTCGCGCCCGATTCATTGCCAGTCATGTTATTGTTAGCACCCATATTTTCTTCAGCCATTTTGTTTCTCCTTTTCGACTAAATTATTAAAATATTCTTGTTGCCCGATATATTCGAGCTGCGCTTGGTGATACTGTTTAACTCCATTGGTGCCCAACTTAACTAGGTCCCCATGGAATAACAGCCCTACCTTGCGCTTTCCTTCGTTGAAATATGTTTCACTGTTGCCAGTAAACGATTGCTTTAATATCATTGAGCGATCCATTAGCCTACAAAAAAACCACCTACCTAGCTCTGTGCTAAGTACGTGGTTAAGCGCTTGCATATCTCGCTCTTGCATATAATCTTTAATTGTTTTCATCTAAACACCGTCCATTCCTAGCCACTGCTGTAGTGCAGGATTGCCATCATTGGCGGCGTCTGTTGCTTGTTTTGCTGCTCCAGCCAATTGAGGTGCTAATTGTGCAGCCTGAATCAATTGTTGTTGCTGTTCCTGTTCAGCTTGTGCCTGTGCCTGTTGCGCTAAGATTTCTTGATATTCGTCATCGGAGCGAATAATCTTAGCCGGAACACCGAGATTTACACCGTATGTATTGGCCGCTTCCTCAAAGTTGAACTTGTTGACGATATTAGGATTAGCTTGTGCCAAACTCATGATGAACGCAAAATACTGTTCGATATTTACCAATGAACTCATCTTTTGCGCCTGAGCTAAAGGCGAGATATATTCAATCTTCACCTCTTGACCGTTTAACTGGTCTAAAAGCTCCTCATCATCAACAGGTGGAAATACACCGGCACGATCTAGCACCGAATACACACGTTCAATGATTGGATTCAAGAATTCAGATAGCAGCCGTTCAACCACAGGGCCTAATTGTTGCAATTTCTCTTGAGTACGTTCCATAACCTCACGAGCCGTCATCTGACCCTTGTCAATTTGGTCTAACATCAAGAATAAATCAGCACTATAGGCTCTCTTGATTGAATCCTCTGTAACTGCAATCTTATTCTGAATATCCTGTAAATTAGACGGCACAGCGAACATCGGTTCAACTTTATGTTGACCCTCAATCTCTGTGATGCCACCCGGATACAAGTTAACCGTACTAATGACATCAGATGGTGCTTGCATAGGAGGTTTAACGCCCAATTCAACGGCGGTCAGATAGTCAAACTCTAACTTCTGCAGCATTTGTGAATCTGGTTGAGCAAACCATGCGGCACCCTTACCGTAACCATTCAAGTCCATCGACGTATGCCGAGCGATTGGAATTGGCCACTCTTCAAACCCGCCATGATATAAAACTTCATCGCTGTTGCTACCTTCAACCCAATAAATGGATGAGTACGGCATATTGCGACGTCCTAATTTATCCTTACGGTCTTTGTTAGGTTCGACCAACCAATTGACTGTGAATGATTGTTGCAAGCTGTTTCCATTGTCGTAAATATTCTTGATGTTATCTGGGCAATTTTCATATCCGAACTGTTCGACAATCTGATCTACTGTCATTTTGTATTTACGGCCAAAGATATTTACGATTTCCTTGCTATTTGTGCTAATAGCATAGGTACCTATTGGATACGATGTGAAACGAACACCAGATTCACTGTCAGCAAATATCCCCATTGGAGCTTGCCCTATAGGCAATTCCATGTAAATTTGATGAACTACGCTGTAGAAATTAGATTTAGCAAGAACCGCATACAAGATTTCTTCACGTTCATCCAATAGTTCAGCAACTTGGCTATTAGCTGCTACGTCGATGTTCTCCATGGTTAGCTTAAACCATTTACGGCTTGGAGGCGTTAAGCCGCTCATGACACCACTGGCGAATATTTGGCAAGATTCCCAAGCTACAGGATTTAGAATTTTACCATTGTAAGGCTCTGATTGGTCGTCCTCACCATCAAATTGACCTATGAACGGCAACTGATAGTCACGCAACTGCTTCCACTTATTAATGTATCGTTGCTGCGCATTAAATAGTTGAGAGAATTTCTTTCTCAACTTCGTGTAATCACGCTTAACAGGCTTTACACCTTCCGTAGGTTGTCTAGCTAGTAAAGATTCCATTTCTGCCATACTAGCCTCCTAAAATTGATTTTTGACCACTTCCAGTTGGTCCTAAAATAGTAGATTCAAAGCCACGTTTGAATTTTCGTTTAGTTTCTGCCATTTCCTCACCAGTCTGATTGCTCATATTCGCTTGAACAGTCGGAGCCGGAGCAGGTGGTGTGTAATTAGCTGAAGCTCCTTTCATACACATCTTTATCCCTCACTTTCTACAATTAAAAAGGATTGTAACTCGTATTAGCTACAACCCTATTTCCTGTTTCGCTTTTTTTAACGACCCGCGCAGCAAAGGTCAAAGCGAGAGCATCCCCTTTATTTGGAGAAGGTAGCCCTCGGTCTTTCATATCTTTTTTACTTTCCAGTTGAATGCGACCATTCTTATCGATAATCGCTTCAGGCCCTACGATGTCATCATATAGGGCTTGGTCATTTGGAGGAATAGAACCGCCCTCACGAAGCCATTCTTTCATTTGTCCCCACATATACGCCCTCATATTGATGTATACAGGGTCATTACTCTTACCGCCAAACTCAATTAATCGCCATTTACGCCCTAATTGCTTACCGATAGAATATATCCCTGTACCATATCCCATATCGATGAATACGGCATCAGCTTTATATTCGTCCTCGAACTGGGCAATCAGTTGAGCCATGCGCCAGTCATCGTCATTCTTAGGAATAGATGCAAGCGACTTCATATAGTAGCCTTGCCGCATTACTATTTCTAAGGAGTCTGAACCAGTCCACGCAGGATCCACACCAATAATTACAGGTAGATGTTCAAATTGTCCTAGCTTATAGACTTGCTTTTGTGCCTTGTCAGCAATTTCAGTAGAGATAAATTGCAAATCTGATGCGGAAGGGAACACACCTCGAACACGGATTTTTACAAAGTCAGAATCCTCACCATAAGCATCAACCCATTGTTGTAATTGTGCTTTATTGGATATTTTCACTGTACGGCTATCAATCTGATACGTTTTCCAATATTCTCTATACTTTCTAAAACATTCACGGAACCGCCCACTATTTCGAGTAGGATTACCAAAGACACACCAAAGAATTTCTGTATTGGAATCCGTAAGGGCCCCTTCAGTAACTTCCCAAATCTTATCAGAAATAGCAGACGCTTCATCAAAGATAACCAATATCCGATTACCTTGATTATGAAGACCTGCGAATGCTTCCGGGTTCGAATCACTCCAAGGAATAGCATCTATACGCCAAGTTTTCTCATATTTTTTATCACTGCAAAATATTGCTGTTGCCGTGTAAGTAAATAGTTCTTTACCAACAAACATGTTGTACCACTTGCCAAGTTCCGCCCATGTTTTAGATCTTAACTGTGTATCGGTATTTGCTGTTACAACGCCACGAGTATTTTCATGAGTAGCTATTGAAAATAGAGTAATCCATGATACATCGGCAGATTTACCGATACCATGGCCAGATGCGTGAGCAGTACGAATTGCAGTCTGTAAAGACTTACCTTTCTTTAATTGTTCACCTAGATATTTTAAATGTTCTTGTTGCCATTCATCAGGCCCCTCCATATTCTCCAATGGCGTCCCCGGTTCTCCCCAAGGAAAGGCAAAGTACACAAACCCCAACGGATCATCAGCAAATGATGCAAGTGCGTCAATCAGCTGTGCTTTGTTGTACTTCATTAGATCTACTCCGTGCTTTTTTCATACGGTCAGAAATATCAATTTCTACTTCTGCAGATAATTTAACCTTATCAGTAAATAACATATGCCGTTTACCTAACAGTTCAGCTGCTTTCGTTTTATCGGCAACAGATACATCTAAACCAAACGCATCTTTTTCTTCTCCACGAACAACCCTAGTTAGATATTCCAGCACTTCATCAGCAGTTGCGATTGTGTCTTTGCTGCGTTCGTTCATGACTGCATCTATATATTGGCGCACGTTTACTTTTGTCAATAACTGACTAGCTTTACTTCTTGCCGTCTTTTCTGAATATCCAGCCGTAATTGCACTCTGTGTTCCGTTGGTGGTCTTAACGTATTCATCAGCGAATATGCGTTCTTTCTTAGTTAGTTTTTGTGCTAATTCATTTATACTCGCCAATGCTACTCACCACCTTTATATGTCTTAACTAAAAATAGCAACACCTCATGTTGTTTGGTGCTGCTATACTCGCTTTCTTTTTTATAGAGTTGTCCTTGTTTAAAGGTCTTACCTTTTTTGTACTTATGAGGAAATGTTAGTTTGTACTCTTCCTCTGTGTACATTCGATTAACGATATACACCTTACACGGATTATCGTACTTACTCCATGATTGCCTTACATCGACTACATACCGCCTACCATTCATCTGTAATGCTTTAAGTAGTTTCTTTATCGTTGGTTGATAATTCACATCAAACACCACACAATACCGACTATAATCAATACACCACACACAATAGCTAGACAATCAATAATGCTTAACATATTATCTTCACGATGTTCAAACGCATATTTTGCTTTTGCCTGTAAGTCTTTATCTTGTGCTGCCTGTTTAAATAACACTCTATCCTTAATGAATTGTTTAATCGCTTTAATCATCTTAGTACTTCACCGCCTCTCCGCTTTAATTTCCCATTAGATCGTATACATAAACCACATGTGCTTTTTCTTGCGTTCCCCTGTGTAATGTATGTTTGGCATAATCCATCATACTCAATAACATTAGCCGTGCATTTTCCTTTCTTGTTGTTAAGACATTTACTCTTACAACACAATATGTCAGTCATCATTTCTCCCTTTTTTGATAACTTTATACAAAAAATGAGATATATCGCCGTGGATATACCTCATTATGTGATAGTTTTATTCATTTTTATTGTAATAATCATTCAAAACTGAATATCGTACAGTCAATGCTTGCACACGTTCTAGCATTTAGCCCAAACATATGCACATGTTCCAATATTTAATCAAAACAAAATACGATATTCACTTTTCAATAATAATTGCATGCTCAAAACCAAAGTTATATAGTTGGCTATTTACCAACACGAGCATATGAATTGTAATCATGGTTAGTACCCTCTGTCTAACTCACGTACATTACTCGGTTCTTAATGGAACATATATAGCTTTAGTTTTCAGTATGCAATTGCACTCTCTAAACTAATACCGCTGATAGTTTTGTAATATTTCAGCTTAAGGATTTATCTTATGAACAAGGTTGTTGTTTTGTAGTATTGAATGATAATCAGCGGTATTAGTTTACAAAGTGCAATATGTGAGGTGCGGTGCGATTATAAAATAATATAGATTGTAATGACTTAGAAACAATACTCGTTGATTTTCAAATACAAAATATAAAACCGCACCTCAATTGCTATTTAGTTTTTAGAATTGCTCATTGGCAACTCTTACACCTTATATTCTACTATATGTTGCCTTGGACTTATACGGACATTTGCGGACATTTGTGGACATTTGCGGACAACTTTTCGCCACATTCAATCAATGCTCTTTGTTTGTATCTTTTAGCTTGTTTGGCCGAGTAATTTCCAATCATCTTGTAAGCATCTTCCGTTGTGGTATTTAATATGTACTCATATCTGAGAATTACCGCACCTAGTTTTTCATCAAGGCTATCAATCAATGTGATCGCATCGCATTTTAATTCCGCTAATCGTTCAATTTCCTTATTCCGTTGTTCCGTTGTATCAATGAATTTCGCTATACTGCCCTCTAATCCTTGCGGAGTGCCACCGCCTGTTACTCTATCTTTGGAGTAATCAATAGCACCTATCGAGGTTATATTGCCCCTTAACTGCTCTATTTCTTCCTTGATAGATGCTATTTGTACATCTACTAACTTAACAGGCTGCAAGTGTTCAATAGCTAGATCGATTAGTTCCTGTTCGTTCAAATACAAATCACCTCAATCCTTAAATGCACCATTAATGGCTAACATATAAACCAACACGCTCCATGCTACAAATATAATTGCATTTGCATAACTATTATTTGTATTATCAATTGCAATCCACAAGCAAAAAAACATAAACCATGTCATATATTTATACCTCTGCTAGTTTTGCATAATTCCACATGGTAATAAGTTGCTCATCTGGTACGCTCCAAGATGTTGTACCCTCACGCCAAGTATATACATATCCATTTTTAAAACATGCAAAATGACGTTTTTCCCAAGTTTCTTCAACACGATGCTTAACCAGTATAGGTGTATCAACTTCTACTTTTGACCAATCAACAATACCTAGATATTCAGCAATATCAATCAACCGGTCTTTTTCCTCAAAGCATGTACTAGCTACCATCACACGTGGCAAGAAAGGGTTTAAAAATTCCCTTTCGCCGCAAAAAAAGAATAATACATCATCTTCAATTTCGGCTTTTCTAAAGCCTAAATCATACATGCGTTTAAATAGTTCATCTGTAAATTGTTTGTTATTCATACTCTAAACCACTTCTTTCTTGTTTTACTATATTGATACAACTCTGGAAATTCTAATACTATACCATCATCTTTTTTAACAGCCACACCGACTACAAATCGGCTTTCACCGCTTTCATAAGCTAACTGTTTTAGAAATTCAATAGCACTTTCTTTCGTTTCGTGTACGTCTATAAAATAATCAGAATGTACAACGTATCCGCTATAACCTAACATTTGTTATCACCTTGTTTATCATTAATCATCTTCTACCTCGCTATAATTCTTTTCAAATTCGTTTGCCTCATAAACTTTAATTTTATCTTTATGATCTTTAACAACATAATCCCCTTTAAAACATTCGATCGTTTCATTATCTGTTGTGATTTCTAATGATGCGTTTTCATACCAATCAATACCAATTACATCACCAATAAAATCGACTATTTCCATAACGTTAGTGCCGTTATATTGCACAGCTTGAATTTCATTAACCCTTTTTTCATATCGTCTAAACACTTTCTATCCACTCTCCTTTATCCTCATTCCAAACAAACATCACTTTATCTTCCAAGTCAAAATCAAATCCATCACCTACAACTTTACCGATATAAAATGTATTCTCATCACTCCCTACCGCAAGCTGGCACAAAAAATTAAATGCATCTTGATAGCTTTGAGGTCTTATGTAAAAGTCAGAGTGTTCTACATATCCGCTATAATTTAACATTTCCATTGGTGTTCCCCCATTGATAATGAATTGTATATTTGATGTTTGATTTTAAGTCTTATTTTATCCACAAAAAAATCCAACCTCATGCAATGTTCAATCTCAAACATTGTTGATAATTCTGTAATGGTAACATTTGATAACTTATATATAATTTTTATGCTACAATCCTCTCTTTCAACCTCAGGTTTATAGATTGCATCACCAATAACGATTGTTAAAGCACTAGATAACAACTCTAAATTAATCATACACACCGCCATATTGTTTATCGATTTCATATCTATATTGTGATATAACTTGTTTCTTTATATCCAACGCAAGCTGCTCTAACGTAAGATTTAAATATTCTAATTTAATCAATGGTAATTCTATACCTATATTGATATCGCCATATTTGTAGATAATACTAAATCTATCAAAATCATATGTAACTTTAGGTTCTAGCAATTCATCGTTATAAACAAAGGTCAACGCACGTTGCAATGTGTAAATCGTATCTTCCATACCAATTCTTTTTATATCGTTATAAATCCTCATGCTCACCTCTTATAACCCTATTTCTTCACATTTAAGACCTTTGGCTACAACACGATCTATAAATTTAATCATCTTGCCATATTCTTTTTGCGTAATAAAACCATCATTATATGCCTTATCTATAAATTGCTTATGTTTTGTAAGCATCTGAAAGTCAACGCAACTATATGCCATTTTCTTTAGTTTTAAATAATAAGACCGCATACTCACCTCTTATGATAGGGCGGATATTTCACCGCCCATATCCTAATCATCAACCAACATTAAATAATATGTGTTTAAACATAATAAGTGTCATTCCAATTAATAACGTAAAAATCCAAACGATCATACATATCAACAATGCATTGAAAAAACCATCTTTCTTACACATTATTTGCCACCCATATCCTCTATAATCTTTCACCAATCAAAATTACATCATCACATTCTTTTTCAATCGCAACACACATTACATCAACAATATCATTATTTGCCGTTAGCAATTTAACATCACTTTCTCCAAATTGATGTTCATCAATCAGATCGATTAATTCATTCCATGTCATTTTATTATCCTCCAATAATTAACCAATACAATATAAAAGCTATACTAAAAGCCACAAATACTATTAATGCGATTAAATAAATTAATGCTCCTATATGTGCTGAAGCATGTATCTTTTGTTTTCTTTTATGTTCACGTCCCAATTCCAATAACTCCTCAATAGAGATATTGCACGTACGCTTTTCTTTTGGGTTATACATTGTTTGCTAAACACCACCTATTAACGCTTGTTTAATCATTTGCCAGTACTACCATAACCGCCAGCGCCTCTTTCTGTTGCGGTTAATTCGTCTACTTCTAATACATCTACCATTGCTACTGGTACGATGATTAATTGTGCGATGCGATCACCTCTAAATATTGTGTAGTCATTGCACGATATATTTTCATATGCAATGCTTAGTTCACCTCGATAATCAGCATCAATAATACCTACACTATTGGCACATCTTAGAGGTGTTTTACTTATGCTACTTCGTGGCACTAGCAACCCCATATGCCCTTTCGGTATTTCCACCGCCACCCCTAGTGGTATTTTCTTTTGACTATCCGCTGGCACTTTGATGTAAAATGGGCAATATAGGTCTAACCCAGCTGCATCTTCACTACCTCTTGTTGGAAGTTGTGCGTATTCATTAACCAATTTCACTTTCATTTGTTCCATTACGTTCCTCATTCCATTCACTTTCTTTGTAGATACGGAAGAAATCATCCGCTTTCATTACTACTAACCACGGCTTGTTGCTTTTCTTCCAAGCCACTATAGGTATATCGTTATTGTTTGCTTGTTTTGCATCGTGTTCCGCTTGCTCGTAGGCTTTACGGACATTCAGATTTTCAACGAATTTAACTTCTTGATGTATGTTAGATAAGCCTACACAGTCTGATGCATCACCTGTGTTGCCGCAATATTGTGCAGTTCTACGGACTTTATCGAACCCATGCGACCTACACACATCTCGCCACATTCGTTCACCTCTAGCACCTTTTTGTTTACTATTTATTGACAACGATCATCACCGCCATCTTTTAAGCATTGATTGGATGCTTTTTGATACACATCAACATAAACCTCTTGTTTATCTCCGTTATATGTAACCTCGATATACTCTTTGATATGTACACCACTTACCAATGCTTTCCAATTTTGTAATGTTTTGCAAAACCAAACTATATACATATCCATAGGTGCTATTTCATTAGCGTTATACCCAAACTCATTAAATAAAACTGTTCTTGCTGCATTAATTGCTTTTTCTTGTAATTTGTACATATTTACCTCTCTACATATTGTTCACATCGTTTTAAAATATCTTTTACTAACTCCAACGGAATATGCGATCGTGCATTATATCTATTTTTGCCAATCCCTTTGTATGTACACCACTCAACACCTAGTTTAGAATTATCACACAATAATTTTAAATCGATATTGCTACCAAACTTTGTAGGCTTTTTTATTGGGTAGT